GTCTAGACGGTGGGATAGACCACAACTTACAACTGAATAACTCTGAACGTTCAGAGAGTTAATGATAAACACTCTCTATAAAAATGGCACAACAAAATTCTACCCTGACTACCGCTCTTACACAGGTAGGTCAGGCTAACCTCGCTGGTGATAAGCGAGCTTTGTACCTGAAGCTCTTTTCCGGCGAGATGTTCAAAGGCTTCCAGCACAACGCGATCGCTCGCGATCTTGTGATGAAGCGTACACTGAAGAATGGCAAAAGTCTTCAGTTCATTTACACCGGCCGTACCAAGGCTGAATACCATACGCCTGGTAATGCAATCCTCGGTAATACCGATGGTGCACCCCCGGTGGCTGAGAAGACCATCACGGTTGACGACCTGCTGATCAGTTCAGCTTTCGTTTATGACCTTGATGAAACCCTTTCTCATTACGATCTGCGAAGCGAAATTAGCCGCAAAATCGGCTATGCACTCGCAGAAAAGTATGACCGTTTGATCTTCCGCGCTATTGCTCGCGGTGCTCGTGCGGCATCTCCTGTCAGTGCAACTGGGTTTGAAGAGCCCGGTGGTACTCAGATTCGCGTTGGAGCTTCTTCTAACGAATCTGATGCGTTCTCTTCCTCTGCACTTGTCGCAGCCTTCTATGACGCTGCTGCTGCTCTAGATGAAAAGGGCGTTAGTTCAGACGGACGTTGCGCTGTCCTGAACCCCCGCCAGTACTACGAACTGATCCAAGCTGTTGGTTCTAATGGTCTTGTAAACCGTGACGTTCAGGGCACTGCTCTGCAAGGCGGCAGCGGTGTCATCGAGATCGCTGGTATCCACATCTACAAGTCAATGAACATTCCGTTCCTTGGCAAGTACGGCACCAAGTATGCCGGTACTACTGGTCAGACTTCTCCTGGCAATACTGGTGACTTCATCGGTCCTTCCTTGGAGGATGCTTCCGGTGCCTCTAGTGGCATCAACAACGACTACGGCACTGCTTCCGAATTCGGCGCTGTGTCTGCTGGTCTGATCTTCCAAAAGGAAGCAGCCGGTGTTGTCGAAGCAATCGGTCCACAAGTACAGGTTACTAGTGGAGACGTATCCGTCATCTACCAGGGCGATGTACTGCTTGGACGCCTTGCAATGGGCGCTGACTACATCAACCCTGCTGCAGCCGTTGAGCTGTATGTGGGTGGTACTGCACCTTCTGCATTCTGATATTTATTCTTTACTGGGGTCTCTTCGGAGGCCCTTTTTTTTATTCTTATGTCCTCAACAATTGGCACCGATACCGAACTATCCGCTGTGAACTCAATCTTGGGGAGCATCGGACAAGCGCCACTGACAACGCTTGATATGACAAACCCAGAAGTCAGCTATGTGTACAATATATTTAAAGAATCATTAATCGATGTACAGAATGAAGGGTGGGTATTTAACAGAGAAGAAGAAGTACCACTGGCACCTGATCAAACAACAAAATATATTGTTTGGCCCACTGATGCATTACGTATTGACGTAAGCGGCAACAAGCACGATAGAACAATGAATATTGTAAAGAGAGCAGGAAAGCTATATGACAAAGTATCTAAGAAGTTTGAGTTTGAAGATACTATCAAAGTAGATATTATTCGGGTCTATGACTTCGAAGATATTCCATCGGTATTTCAGCGATATATTACATATCGTTCTTCTACACGTGCTGCAACTCAACTTGTTTCCAACCCACAGCTAGTACAGCTGTTGGGTCAACAGGAAGCTTTAGCACGTGCTGCATGCATGGAATATGAATGCAATCAGGGTGATAACAATTTTATGGGATTCCCAGATAATACAAACTACGTTACATATCAACCATTTCAAGCATTGAGGCGCTGATGGCAACGATTACTCAAACAATACCTGATCTATATCGAGGTATCTCTCAGTATCCAGATGAACAGAAACTACCTGGGCAGGTTAGAAATGCTGAGAACGTTGTACCTGATCTCATTGATGGATTAACAAAACGACCAGGACTAGAGTTTGTCAAAACTCTTACTAATGTCCAGTCAGCAGGCAATTGGTTCCAATATTATCGTGATGAAGATGAAGGGTCATATATTGGTCAAGTAGCGCGTGACGGAAATGTTCGTGTATGGCGCTGCAACGATGGCCTAGAAATGACAATCACTAAAACTAATTCACCTGATACATATCTAACTCATGCAGCTGATGAAGATATTCAGGCACTCACTATTAACGATACAACGTTCTTAGCAAATAGAACTAAAACAGTTAATATGGGTACAGCTACGGCTCCCACAAAACCTGATGCAAACTCTGTATTTGTGGAGCTGAGACAAGTAATACCTAGACGATCTTATAGCCTAAACATATACGACAACAATACCTACACTGCTGAGAAATCGGCGAGAGTTGTTTCAGTAAATGATCCAGGTTTTAACGTAACGTGTAATACACATCCTACATGTGTTGTGCAAGTCGATTTAGCAGGTAGTAAAATCCATACTGATCCTAATACTGGAATTGCTGTAAGAGTAACTTGCACAGGACAGCCATATATTGGAGATCAAACTTTTAACAGTGATGATCAACTTCAGGTAAAGTATTTTGTTAGTTACACAGTAACTGTAGATCTTTTATATGGTGGCAACTGGACAGGAAACTATACAAGCTTTGATGTAACTATCGAAGGGCGTACGCATACTATCAATATCGATAAGATTAATACTACTTCTTACAGAAATAATCTAAATCGCATCAGACCAACACCGATTGATATTGACAATCAGAACACACTTGATGCAGCTGGAGTCCTTGCAGGAATTGCACAAGACATTACAAGTGTCAGCAAACAGATTATTGGTAATGGTATTTACCTAACACATACAAGTGCGTTCAACGTAGAGGCACTAGATAAAGATCTTTTTAATATCGTTACAGATACTGTTAATGATGAAAGTGAGTTACCTAGAAGTTGTAAACATGGCATGATTGTCAAGGTGACGAACAGTGCTGACCTACGAGAAGATGATTATTATCTGAAGTTTGTTGGAGAAAACGATAGAGATGGTCCTGGTTTCTGGGAAGAATGTGCTGAACCTGGTATTACAACTTCATTTGATCCTGCAACCTTACCTTATGTTTTAAAACGTACTGGTGCCACAACGATGACCCTAGAGCAGTACAGCTGGGGCACCCGTGAAGTTGGTGATGAAAATACAAATAAGAAACCAAGCTTTGTAAATAATAAGATCAGCAAGCTTTTGTTTCATAGAGACCGTTTGTGTATGTTAAGTGGTAGCAGACTAATTTTGTCGCAACCTGGAAACCTAGGAAATTTCTGGAAAAAAACAGCTTTAACATTTTCTGGAATAGATAGGATTGACATCACTTGTAGTTCATCGAGTCCGAACGCTTTGGTCGATGGAACTGAAATCAATACTGGTCTAGTTTTATTTAGTGGCACAGCTCAATATTTGTTCTCAACAGATAGTGATATCTTGAATCCAGAGACGGCCAAGATGTACACTCTATCTACCTATAATTACAATATTAATGTATCGCCACTGTCACTTGGTACAAGCATAGCTTTTGTTGATAATGCTGGTAAATACAGCAGGTTCTTTGAAATGATCAACGTAAACAGAGAATCTCAACCACAGATTATTGAAAACAGTAAGAATGTACAAAGGCTGTTGCCAAAAGATATTGACACAGTAGCCAACTCAAGAGAAAATCAGTTTATTGTTGCTAGTAAGCGTGGTACAAATACTGCTTATGCTTTCAAGTATTTTGGAAATACAGAACAGCGTTTGCAAGGTGCCTGGTTTGTATGGAACTTTGAAAAAAACATACTTCATCAATTTATCATTAACGATGAATACTACATCGTTAGTGAAGATTACGAGCTATGCAAGATACAATTAACAGATACAGCTTCTCGTCCATTTGTCTCACAGAGTGGCAGAGAGTTTAATGTCCATCTTGACTACTATCAAACTTTAGCCGCAAGTCAATTAAGTTATGACTCAGCAACTAATACCACTACATTATCATTACCATCTGATACTCCTCTGGCTAACGGCAAACCAGTAGCTGTTGTTGTAACTGAGACAAACGACAATCGAGGAAGGTATGAAACAAGTACTGTTAGCAGCGGCACAGTTAGTCTGACTGGTGACTGGTCATCGGATCCAGTGAGGGTTGGTCATCAATATGAGATGAAGATTGAACTACCAACTATTTACCCAACCGCTACAAAAGGTACAAAAATCGTATCTGATACTAGTTCTTCGTTAATAGTCCAACGTCTAAAACTAAACTTTGGACCGGTTGGAGAATTCAAAACAAAGCTTGAACGTACAGGCAAACAAGACTTTGTTGATACACATGAATCGTCCATACTAGATGGATACAATGCAAACAGGGCTCCCAACTTAGATGGGAGTTTTAGAACAATTCCAATTTACGAAAGGAATACAAACGTAAGTGTTACTATCTCTTCAACTCATCCATCACCAACAAACATTGAATCAATGTCCTGGGAAGGAGAGTACACCAACAGATTTTATAAACGGATCTAAATTTATACACGAAATTACTGAAGAGGCTGCCTTAGAGGTGGCCTCTAATCTACGTCTAGAAGACCATAGAGAAGTAGTTGAAGGGTATGGTGTAGATCCTGTAGAAGCAATACCTAAGGAAGCACTAGAAGGCTTCTGCATATATTTCACAGTACCTGACGGCAGGACTGCCGGACTAGCTGGGATAGGCGACAACGGAGCTATCTGGATGCTCTGTACACCAGCCATCCATGACTTTCCTGTTCTGTTTGCTAGGCAGGCTAAACGCTTTATAGACAGCAGAAACGAGAATCTTCTGTGGAACTATGTAGATAAGCGCAATACAGCACACCTTAGGTTGCTGAAATATTTGGGATTTACCTTTATAGAAGAGGTTGAATTTGGTCCCAACAACTTACCCTTTATCCTATTTACAAAATGGTATTCCCAGCAGCATTAGGGATTCTTTCTGGAGGTTCCCAGATACTTGGAGCCCTTGGAGGATTTTTTGATAACAGTGCAGCTGATGCTGCATACGCAGCTAATAAACAGAGGGTTGCAGAAATTGATGCAGAAAACCAAAGAAGGTTATTCAATCAACTTCAAGTAAATGCAAGCTTTCAAAACCGAAAAGCAAGAGTAGGTGCAAACCTAGATAATATTGAAGTAGCTGGTGTTGAAGCTAGAGCAAGATCAAAAGCAGCTATAGATAATGCTCTAGACGAGTTCGTACTGAAAAACCGAGATAGATATGCACAGATGGCACAAAGGTTAGGTACTAACCAGGTTACAAATAGTAGAATACGAGCCCTATCTGGCAGAGGAACAGCAGCAGGACTATCACAATTACGTGCTGCTGATTTAGCGAGATATACAGAGGGCATAGGTATAAATAGACGGATGCAAGAGGCAAGATCACAAGAACTGTCAACTGTTGCAGCTGCGCCTATCCAAACAAACTACATCACTGATTATGTACCACAGAGAGCACCACAAAAAGGATTCACGGATTACTTGAATCTGGCTGCTGGTATTACTGGGGGGTTATCAACAGGTCTTGATGCATTCAACAAATTCCAACCAAAATTTCCATACAGTAATACAAATAAGATGGATTTCAGTAGAAGTTTGAAAATCAGTGGGATGCCTTCATTTAATAGTAATTTGTATGAGATGGATATCCCTGACCTTAACTATTCGAGGTATATTTGATGACATTTAGCTATTACAGAGAACCAGACACAGCAAGTCTGGAGTCACAAGAGGCGCAACGTCAAAGTAATTTGCTTAAGTCAAATCAAAAGTTTGCTTTAGAGGACATAAGAAGTGCAATTCAAAATGAGCAGACTAGGGGTAACGTACTAAAAGAACTTGGTAAATTTAGCTCGTCACTTGCAGAAATTGGCGGTCAAATTCTTTCAAAGCATATTGAAGAGCAAACTGCTCAAGCACACTTTGACTATCACACAGGTGCAAATAAAAATCCTGG